GTATCATATACATGATATTCTATTATATCAGTAGTAAGTGTTCCAAAAGGTGATACTATATCACCATCATTTAAGCCATCAATACCAACAAGAGGCAAATCTTTTGCCTTTAATCTTGATAATTTTCCAGTTATTGTATCTTTAATTAATTGTTTTTTTGTTGGCATTAGAATTCCGTAAATTCTCGTTTAATTATTTTATTAAGTTCTTCATTCTCTTCATATATCCAATACCCATCTTCATATGAAAGAGTATGATTTTCTGGATGACTTGTTCCGTCTGTTCCTTCTCCGCTAATTATTTTTTCAAACAAAATAATATTTTTAGATGAAGCATCTCTTAAAATACCACCACTTATAAAACCACTTGTTGTTTTACTTTCAATTATTTCTAAATATTTAGATTCATCTTTAGTCACAAGAGCCTGATAAAATGGAAGATTAGCTAATTCATCTTTTGAATACGGCATCTTTTATCTCACCACTTTGAAGGAATGTTTTTCATCATAGAATTCTACTGTTTCATTAGCAGTTCCACTACCACTTACAACTTTATATTCTATTCTATAAAATCTTTCTGCCTGTAATCCATTCAACCAAAAATTAAAATAGTTTCCTGTTGAATCACAACTTACTTTTGTACCACTCCCAAATGGAATAATCACTTCTTCTGTATAAGCATCTTTAATTTGATAATAAGTACTTCCACTCGGTAAAGTCTTTACTGTTGTATATCCTGTACTATATCCACTTGTTGCATACGACTTTTCAGGATATCTTTCTCTACCAATAACTCTAAATTTTACTTTTGACTTTTCTTTATATTCAGGTCGTAAACTTCTCATATACAGAACCATATCTTCTAAATTGGCAGATGAAAGTGCCGATAAAGAACCAGTAGCCCAAGTGGAATCATCCCAAACAACTTCTAATCTTGGTTGATAAATTGTATGTGTATCTCTACCAAAAAATAAAAAGTGGCCAAGTTTTTTAGTACTTCCTTCATCAAGAGTTGAATTTGAATTTCCCATACTTCCACTTCTTTTTAATATAAATCCTTCGTTTGGAACTGTACTATGTAACCATCTCCAAGTAATATCACTTACATCCATTCTCAAATCTGCAGCTTCATGTGTAAAAGATTGTGAAGCTTCATATCCACTTCCACTATACCAAGTTCCACCCCCACCCGATAGTGTTGATGTTATATCAGTTCCACCTTCTACGGCATATGCACTACTTCCGTTAAATACAAATAATCCCGAAGATGATGCAGCAGATAAATTAGCTGATGTTCCTGTTGAACTTCCAGATAATATTAATATACTACCAGGATTAGTTCCTATACTTGCAGAAATTGCCAATCCATGTAAAGAAGAACTTACAGTATTATTAATAGCACTTCGTAAATTATTAATAGAACTACCAGTTGTTGATCCAGAAGTTACAAATATTTCAGATGAACTATTATCAAATACTTTACTTGAACCACTTATAAATACAAAATCAACTCCACCAATAGTAACTTCTTGATTATCATAATCACCATTATTAATTGTTAAAGTTCCACTTGCAAAAGTATTTCCTTGTAATGTAGAATAACTTCCATACCAAGGAGTTGCATCATCATTATTATTTGTATACTTCCAACTTGCCCCATCTTCAATTTTAGGATTTGAATCAGTTCTACCCGAACCCATGTTCCAAGATTGACTAACTGGATATCCATATAATGATTGTGAAATATCTAATGCATATGAGTTTGCGTCATATAAATTTAAATAAAATTTAGTATTTGATCCAGACGTAATTAACCCCGAAGATACTGATTCTGAAATATAATTTATATCAAATTTAATTAGTGCACGAGAAACGTTTACTACTGAACCATCATCATTCATATCCTTTCTAATCTCAATAATTTCATCGAGTCCAGTATTCATACTTTTACTGACTTCATATAATGTTGTATCTTTTGTTGCGTATTCAAAATAATGCATTATATATCTCCTAATACCCTACCTCGAATATCAGTATCGGGGTATTTAACTTCAAATATTGTAGGATCAACAGGTGGATAAACTATTCCATTATATGTTGCTCCCGCTATGTTATATAAATTATCAGAATAACCCTTACCAATTCCCTGTTTATTAACAACGATTATCGATTGTTGTTCCTGATCATTTGGTTGTCCTGGTGGTGGAACTACTGTTGCAACACCATCAACTGTAATCAATAAGGATGCCATATCGGCTGTTATTATAGGTTGATTTATTTGCCACTTCTCTATATCAAAATATATTTTTAATTTATTAACACAATTTAACAAAACTTCATTTTTATTGAATCCTTTTTTAGTTAAAATTGCAAAGTCAATTCCAACATTACAAATCCACCCATCTTTAAGTTGAACTGCATCAGTCATCATTCTATATTGACTTAAATAAACTCTTATGTTTTCTTTAACAGCTTGATTTAATCTAATCAATTTTCCATTTTGATCATATCCCAACATATACATATTCAATGCCAATGGATTAGATTGATATGTGGAATCTCCCGTAAATTGGTCTGTTGATGCCACTTGTTCATCTTGAATCATATAAACTTTTGCTATATTACCATATTTTGGTGGTAATGAATAAACACGAGTTATATAATCATCTTTAGTTACCGCTCTACTTTGTGCCTGAAAGTAAGCTAATGCATTTACTCTCACATTTTCAAGTGTTTCTGGTCCACCACCACCAGTTGCTGGTTGTGGATTTGTTAGTGCTGTAGAACTTAAAGACACATCTTGTAAAGTTGAATCCAAAGTCAATGAACTATCAAAGTATGGAGCCTGTAATGTAATATTATTAATTTGACCTGATGATACATTATCATCTATTCCACCACCATACGAATACTTAATCGTAAGAGTTGTATTAGTTGGACATTGACCATAAGTTTCTGTATTCAAAAAGTTTGCTGGATCAAATGATGTATCAAGAAAACTCGGTGTTCCTGGTAAATTAGAACCAACACTATTTGGGTTTGGAATTATTTCTTCATCAGATCCTGCTGCTACTCCTGAACCAAATCTCATTTCAGTTCTTCCATCTGGTCTTATATAAGTTTTATATCGTTTAGATGTCTTTACAAGTTTTAATAAAAATGGTGCAAAATTTCTACCTTCTACTAAATCTGGAGAATTTTGTGTAGTATTATCAAAATCTGCATATACTGTATCTTGTGCTAAAAATGGAACTTCATACCAATTATTTCCATCACTATCTGTTACTGAAATTATTTCTAATACTGGAGTATTTGATAAAGCAACTCTTTTATATTTTTCTGCTGCTCCAAATGTTATATATTCAGTAACAGTTGTTCCACTAACTGCCTTTACTTGTTTCTTCAATAACCATTTTGTAATATTACTATCATCGTCTACTTCAAAAATATCTTCTTGTCGTGGACTCATAGAACCAGAATCTCTAAATATAACATCTCCTGTTGTTCTAAAAATAGTACCGTTATCGGATGTTCCTTGCATTCCTGCTGGTATTGTAAGACAATAATCTTCATTTGGTTGTCTTTTTTCATCTTTAACATTATTAGGGTCAGCAGGTACTACTTGAAATACATCAAGTGTTACAGATGAGGCTGAACCTTGTTTGGGTTTGTATCCATATCCTTGTGCAATTTCATATATGGTTTTCTTTTCTTCTGCAAATGATAACATACTTTCTTTAAATTGTTCGTCCATATAATAAGACAATGTATCCCCAACATATGATGCCATTTCTATGAACATCATACCTGGATCTGATTCATTAAAATCATTATATGTATTTGGAAAGTATGTCTTTGCAAATTCTATAAGACCATCTCTAAATGCAGAGAAATCTTTGTTTAAATATTTTACGTCTTTACTGACTCCCTTTGTAGCCATTTCTTTCTCCCTTATTGATTAATCGCCGATTCAAATTGGTCAAAATTTACAGAAACCGTTCCAAATCTATCGGGCTCGAATGACAATCCAAAATCTATTGATATATTTACTCTATTAATATTATAATCTGGCATTGTAATTTCTATATTTTTAATGTTTATATATGGTAGCCATTTAGCAAGTGAACTTCTAATGGACTCTTCTAATATATCTCCGAAATCTTCATTCATAGGTTCAAACAATATTGAATGTAACTGTGAACCAAATGTGGGTTGTCCAAGTCTTTCACCTGGAATAGTTTTCAACAAATTTATGATATTATGTTTTGCCTGTTGAAGTGTGGTTTTGGTTTGTTTAAAGTATCCAGAATCAGAATATCCCATAGGGAGTTTCAATCCAATGTAAGTATCTGGATTTAAATCTTTTTCTCTTGCTCCCATTTATATTCTCCTTTAATTTCCTATTGCTTGCCAGTAAAAATCATGACTACCATCGATGGCTGAGTTTCTATTAATCTCAAAATTAGTAGTTGTAATATTTTGAACAGGAAGTACATCTCGTGCATCTCCAGTTATTCTTTGTGTAACAACATTAAAACATGCATTCGGAAATTCTAATGAAAACTCAAAATTTTGTTCATCGTCTGATGAAGAAGTTCCTGTTCCCCACTGCATTATCATACCTCCAGGTAACTCAACATATCCATTAGGAGTTAAACTTTGCGGTGGTGGACCTTGTTGGCCGGGTGTATCTACAAAATTTAACTTTCCTCCTAAATTAATATCTCCTTGTACATCCATAGACTTCATATTTATATTACCATCAACTTTAATTCCTTCACTACCAAAAGTTACACGTAACCTATCAAAAATTCTTCCAAGTTTTAATATTTCTTTACCATAATTAGCATTTGATTTAGCTACCGTTTTAAATTTTTTCAATACTTTTAATAATCTATTCTTTTTAGTAGTTGGGTCAGATTGATTCCGCCGTATATTTAACTCACCTTGATTTTCCCATTTTTTATTTCCTACTTTCTTCCTTCTCGGTATTAAAAATAAACTACCAGGTAATCTATTTTCTAAAAAAGACTTATTGTCTAATGCATCTATTGGATCTTCACCTGTTAAATAAGAATGTATTGCATCAGCTTCTTCTTGGGCTAATTTAGAATTTTCTTTTCGTATCCTCTTTTTAGTTTCTGAATCCTGTTCTTTAAAAATTCTATCATTCTTAATTTTTTCAAGTTTATATTTTAGAAACTTTTTATCTAATCCCATGATTCAACTCACTATGGACGATAATTCGTTCCACCCTTTTTTTGGTCTATCGCTTTCATAACAGCTGAATAATCTCTTGTTAATGCATCCGTTACATGGTCAGGAACTTGGTCAACATTTACACCAGCTTTCT